TCAAAAGAAGCGGACTCGTCCACGCATTCAGATTGACCTAGAGAAGGTTGAACAACTGGCTCAGGTTTGTGACAACGAGGAAGAGATCGCTCTCGCGCTCGGGATTAGTTATCGAACCTTACAGAATCGAAAAAAAGATTTTGCGAATTTTGCGACCGCTATAAAAAAGGGAAAGGCTAAGGCTAACGCTTTTGTAGGTGGCAAGTTGATGGCTCTCATCCGAGAGGGAAATCCGGCAGCGACCATTTTTTACATGAAGAGTCGCTGTGGGTGGAAAGAGACTGACAGGAAGGAGATCACTGGAAAAGACGGTGAACCGGTCAAGGTCGATAAGGTTAACCAGCTGGATCTAAGCAAATTGTCATTAGAACAGCTTGATGCGCTGGAGGGTATTGTGAATGCGGCTTCCAACGATACAGGAGATCAGGATAGCTAAGGCCCGTAAATCGCTTGCACATTTCACTACGTACACTAAGCCCGATTACCTAATGGGATGGGTACATAAGGAAATTTGTGACATGCTCGACGAGTTTCTAGAAGCTGTTAAAGAGAAGAAGTCTCCGAGGCTGATAATTACTTTACCCCCTCGTTCGGGTAAGAGTGAGCTTGTTTCTCGCCGGTTCCCTGCTTACGCCTTCGGGCGTTTCCCCGATCTTCAGATTATCGCTACATCCTACAGCTCGGATTTATCTCAACGTTTTAATCGTGACGTTCAGCGGATTATCGATGACGAAAAATATCTAGAGGTATTCCCGGAAACAACGCTAAATGGATCGCGAGTCCGGACGGACTCGCGAGGGTCGTACATTCGAACATCTGATTTATTTGAGATTGTCGGTCATGCCGGCGCCTATCGCTCATGCGGCGTCGGAGGCGGCATTACGGGCCAAGGCGCAGACTGCCTACTCATTGATGACCCCGTGAAAGATCGCGCAGAGGCGAATAGTGCCACGGTGCGACAGTCTATTTGGGACTGGTACACATCTACGGCGTATACACGCTTGTCTCCGGGCGGTGGTGTGATCGTCATGGCTACGAGGTGGCATTTAGATGACCTCATTGGGCGCCTCATTGAAAACATGGAGAACGGACAGGGCGATACTTTTACGGTCATCAACTATCCTGCGATTGCTGAGCATGATGAAATCCATAGGCGGAAAGGCGAGGCGCTGCACCCTGAGCGTTATTCGTTAGATCAGCTTAAAAAGATTCAGAAAACAGTCGGTTCGAGAGATTGGGCTGCACTGTATCAGCAGCACCCGATACCCGACGGAGGCAATGTATTCAAATCCGAATGGTTCAAATATTGGACAGAATCAAGCCTGCCTCCTGAGTTTGATCAGATCGTAACGTCGTGGGACATGACGTTTAAGGATTCGAAGAACTCCGACTATGTGGTAGGACAAGTTTGGGGGAAGAAAGGCGCTGATTTTTATTTGCTAGATCAAGTCAGAGGTCAGTGGGACTTCGTTAAAACACGTGAGATGTTTCTTATCCTTGCGCAAAAGTGGCCCAAGGCGTTACGCAAGCTCGTTGAGGACAAAGCCAACGGCTCAGCGATTATCTCTGAACTTCAAAAAACCGTCAGCGGCATTGTTCCGGTTACTCCGAAGGAATCTAAGGAGGCCCGTGCGAGCGCGATTACGCCGTTTTTTGAGGCTGGCAATGTTTACTTGCCGGATCCGAAGAAAACCCCATGGATGGGTGCATTTGAGGCTGAATTGCTCAATTTCCCAGCTGGCGCCCACGATGATTGTGTCGACTCCCTAAGTCAATGTCTAAATTACTTTAGAAATAATTCAACGTACATCCTCTCAAAGGATGTCCTGAAAGCTTTGAAGCGGCCTCCGAGGTTTTGAGTAGTTTTATCTCCTTGGATGAGTTGGCCGCCTACATAACCCGTGGGCGGCATTTTTTTCGATTAATGCAATGAAGAAAAAAACAAACGATAAACATCGCCCGTTAGGTTTGCAGAAACGGGCTGGTGTGGTGGATTATGCTCAGGCCGCCAGTGCTCCGTATTTTCGCAAAGGGAGGACATTAACGGAGGATGAAGTCAAAGCGCTTTCCTCGTTGCCTGTGACCCTTGGGTTACAAGGTTTAGACGAGGAAGATACCAAGTCCGTTTCAATGGCTCATGATTCGGCGTTTGGGGCTAGTCTAGCTGCGTTACAGAGTACGCTTACGGGTCACGCTATGGTGCTGGGACAGTTTCCTACAACATCTTTCGTAGGCTATGGTGTCCTTCAGCAAATCGCGCAAAATGGCATGATTCGTACCTGCGTTCAAACCGTCGCAGATGACATGACACGCGAGTGGATTCAGGTTACCGGCGGCGATGACGTTGAGAATGAAGCAATCGACAAGCTACAAGACCTGCAGGAATCAAAGTACAGACTACGGTCTCTATTCAATCGTGCTCAGTCGCTTGTAGGCTTTATGGGCGGCGCCTTGATTTTTATCGATACCGGAACTGAGAAGCTGGATTTGCCGTTGAATATTTCAGACGTTTCAGCTGAGATCAAGAAAGATTCCGACGTTAAATTTGTTTTAATTGACCCGATTAACGTATCACCCGGTTTGTACAACTCTGTCGACCCGTTGAAGTCTGATTACATGAGGCCCGCTCATTGGTACGTTTTAGGGCGCAAAGTCCACGCCTCTCGGCTTCTGCGACTGGTTGATAACGAGCCCCCGCAGTTACTGAAGCCTGCATACAATTTCTTCGGAATTCCACAAGCACAAATTTTGTGGGATTACGTTCTGCATTGGAACAAGGCTCGGGAAGCAGGTGTAAACATCTTAGACAAGCTGAATCTCTTGGTTTTTAAGACGGATTTTGCTCAGGTATTAGAAGCTGGCGGTATCGAGCAACTCGACGGGAAAATGTCGCTCCTGCAGAGATATCGAGATAATGATTCTGTGTTTGCCTGCGATTCAACCGAAGATGTTCAAAACATTACCGCCACCATTGCAGGCGTGACTGACATTATCCGCCAGTCGCTGGAGTTCATAGCAAGCATTAACCGTACGCCTGCGGTGAAACTCTTGGGTATTTCGCCGAGCGGATTTAACGCAACCGGTCAGAGCGATATCCGGAATTATTACGACCATATCAAGTCAAAGCAGGAATTAAACAGGAACGCGATTCAGACCTGTTTAAAAATCATTCAGCTTGTTGAGTTTGGAAAAATTGATGATTCAATTTCCTTCATGTTTAATGAGCTGGGTGAGGATGACGCTGCCGCTATTGCAATGACGGCAAAAACCCGCGTGGATATGCTGGCTGTACTTCAGGATAGAAACGTTATCAGCGCTGAAGAAGTTCGAGAATCGGTTAAGCGAGATCCGGCTACAGGTTTGGATTTCATTGGTGACGAATTGCCCGAGGAAATCGAGGGCGATTTGATGACTGATGATCCTACGGCCACTAACGGTCCTATGCAGGAGTTTTTATCAAAGAGGGAAACTCCGGCGCCAGAGAACAAGCCTCATTTGGATGACGTGGACGAATCGGGAGAAATTCATTGAAAACGGCCCGCAGCATTGCCGCCAGTCCTGCGATGAGTCGAAAGTTCGAGAAGAAACTTTTGACGTTTGTTAACTCGTTTAGGCGTCGTGTTATCAATGAGATTTTGCTGTACATCGATCAGGAAAATCTCTTAGCCGAAGACGTGTCATTAACGTTTAGGCCTGATGACCCGATAGACCGTGAAAGGCTTAGGCAGATTAAGCGCAAAATCAATCGCCTTGTGCTCCGTGATCCTGAACGGTTCAAGCGGAATATTGATGAGTTTATCGCTCGCAACATGATGTCATGGTTACGAGAAGCGGACAAAGAAACGCAGAAGATCGCAGACTGGTATGTACGTAACCTGTCGGCTGATATTTCGGTTTCCCAAAAGGCCTCGTTAACGGCCGCGGGAATTCCTGCGGCCGTTCTCAGGCAGGCCATGCGTAATAGTCGTAAATCGTTTTTCATAACGCCTCAGGCTATAGATGAATTACCGAAGCTTGTAACCGACACAGTAAGTCTTATAACACGCATAAATTCCAGCGATATAGGGAACATTCGGGCGGCGTTTTTAGACGCATACGAAGGCAAGAACACGTACTCCCACATCGTTGAAACCTTGGAAGCTACGAAAGGCTTTACCGAGAAACGTGCTAGGCGAGTAGCGATAGATCAGACGTCAAAAATTAGTCAAAAAATTCTTCAAAAGAATTGTGAAGGAATCGGGATTAAGCGAGGCGTTTGGATTCACGTACCCGGTCAGTACTCAAGCCGTCCGACGCATATAGAGATGAACGGGAAAACGTTCAATCTCGGGGAAGGACTTTATGACAAGGCGGTAGACAAAAAAGTTATGCCGGGTGAGTTGTATTGGTGCCGCTGTACGTTTCGTCCTGTCATTGAGGACTAAACCAAGAATTTAAACAAAACCCCGTGAGGTACGAACTCGCGGGGTTTTTAGTAGTCGATTAGCTTAGGGAAACATCGACCATGAAGTTAATTTTATCAAAACAGACGAGGAGATTCGTCATGGATTTTGTCAGAGCCTACCCCAAGTGGTTCTTTGTTATTCGCTGGACTTTTGCAGGCTACTTAGCTTTTTATTTGTTTAAGTCGATAGTCCTTTTTGTCATTGGATTTTGACGACAGGGTAGCTCATATTTTGAGGTTTAGGTAATGAATAAAGATGATCGCTGTATTGCGTTCGACTCGGCCAGTATGAGAACGGTTGACGCGAATGGCTTTCTACACGTCGAACGTTCGCCGTTAACGCGCGTGCAAGTTGCACCTTATTTAGGCCGTGAAATCTCAGGCTGGCAGGCTCAAGGACTGGATCCTGAAAAGATCTATCACGCATACAGACCGCCGGAAGAACTTGCAAGCGAAGAAACAATCAAATCGATAAATGGTATTCCGATTCACCTAGAACATCACGATGATTCAGGCGAGCCTGAGGACAAACAAACTCGGGTAGGAACTACCGGAACCGACGGGGCTTTTGAGGCCCCGTTTTTAATGAACTCTCTTCATATTTTCGATCAGGACGCGATTAACCGTATCAATGATGGAAGCATGAAGGAGCTGTCCCTAGCGTACACATATATTCCTGAGTTTAAGTCAGGGGATACGGATGATGGGGAACACTACGATTTTGTACAGCGTCAAATTAGAGCTAACCATTTGGCGCTAGTTGAGAAAGGGCGAGCTGGCCCGACCGTGAAGGTTAGCGATACAGGTAAGGAAATCAATATGGCAGATATTGAAAACAAAGACGCTGGCACCGAGCAGAAAGAAGTTGATCTCGCCCAGAAAATTATCGACCTGCACAAGGTTGATGAAAACGGCAACATTGTAGACGCCTCTGATGAAGACAAAGAGGCCGCCATTACAAAAATTCTCGACGAGCTGAAAAGCAAGGGGATGAGCGATGACGATCTCAAGAAAATGAAGGATACGTTGTCTGACTTGGCCTACTCAAAGGCTACTGGCGATGAAGCACCCAAGCCCGCTGAAAACGAAACAAAGGATGACGATATTGAACTTGACGAAAAAATGAAAGATCCGACTTTCAAGGCTGGATTTGAGGCTGGCGTCCTTTACGGCGAAAAACGTGAAAAAGCTGATCCGAAACGCATTGATCGAGATCATGAGCGCGAAGGTGAAGAGCGTTACTTGCAGGGTGTTGAAGACGCTTTGAAATCCTGCGGCCTTGATGACGCTCCGGACGCTGTCAAGAATGCTTTCAAGGAAGGCTACAAGTTCACGGCCAAAGAAGCCGAAGATGACGGTGAAGAAGTGAAAGGCGTCGAAGAAAAGGTAGAAGAAACGGTAAAAGCGTCTGATTCGCTCAAAGCCCTTAAATCCGCACTTGTCGACGAAATGACCGCAATTGAGGAAGTCAAGCCGATTGTCGGTGCAATTCGTTTAGGTGCTTACGATTCTGCAGGTCAGGTTTATTTGGCCGCTTTGAAGAAATTGGGCATTAGCGGCGTCAGTCCCTCTCAGGCTCGGATCGCCTATCGCGCTTATATTGCGGGCCGTCAAGGATCTACGAAGTCCTCGGCACACGATTCGGCACCGAAAGACGAACGTACCGCGCTCACTTCCATTCTTGAAAAAGTTAACTAATAGGAGTTTTTAGATGTTGCAAAAAACAGTAAATCTCTATCCTGCGATTGGCATTCCCGGTCAGCAGGTCGCTTTCAATCAGGCGGTATACACGCCGCATAATTACTTGAGCGATGGAACTGTGGCTTGCGGTACTTTCGCTTTTGCTAAGGCCGCAACGAGCTCCACAACGGCCGTTCAATTCCCTATCGCTTCTGCAAAAGGAGCTGCAGGGGACAAGGTAGTAGGTCTTGTAGAACGCACTTTCACGGCTTCTCTGCCGTCCTACGACGAGGGTACTGATATTTATCCCGAGGGCGCTGAGCTCACAATCGCCGAACGCGGTGATTACTACATTGTTGCTCCGGCCGCTGCTACGGTCGGTCAATCGGTTCTTTGTGATCCCACAACCGGAAACATCACATTCGGAGCCGCCGGCGCCGCAAATGATACGGGCTGGGTAGTTCGTACGGCTGGCGCTAAGGATGACATGATCATTATCTCTAACCACGGCTTGTCTATTACGCCTGCCGCGGCTAGTGGCAACTAATCGAGGAAAATTAACATGGATGAATTCAAGCTAGCACAAGAAAAGGGCATCGGCGGCGTAGGCGTTAAAGGTTTTATGCCGTATAACTCTACAAAAGACGGAAAAATCAAGGTTGATTACGAGGCCGCAGCGCGTTCCATCGCTCGAGACGCGGCCTTGCAGACACCGGTCTCTGTGGGCGTTCCTGCTATCTTTACTACGTTTATTGACCCGAACGTGGTCCCGATCCTATTTGGCGCTCAGAACGCATCTAAGGTTTTCGGAGAGGAGCGAAAAGGGGATTGGACCTATAATTTCTTCACGTTCCCTGTTGAAGAATTTGCAGGCAATGTAACCCCTTATTCCGACTTCACGGAAAATGTATCTTCAGATGTGAACTTTGCATACCCGACCCGTGAAAACTTCCTCTTTGAAACTGTCATCAAATACGGCGATAGAGAAGCGGGGGTTGCGGCGAAGGCAAAATTAAACCTTGTTGGCTCTAAACAGCAGGCGGCAGCTTATGTGCTTGCTATGGCACATAACAAGTTCGCGCTTTACGGGGTAGCGGGCAAGAAGATTTACGGGATGTTAAATGATCCTAATCTTCCTGCTTCTATTGCCCCGACATCTGTAAACAGCAACTCTACGTGGCCTGCTAAGGTGGCGGCTAACCATGAGGGCGCCGCTAATCTCGTCTACGAAGATATCAACAAGCTTTGGATCGAGATTTCAGGAAAGAACGCGGGACTGGTCGATCAGAATATGCGTATTGTTTTAGCTATCAGCAACAAACGAGCCGCATACTTGACCCAACCTAACAATTTCGGTCGTACGGCTATGTCTATGCTCAAACAGTCATTCCCGAATCTTGAAATTGTTCAGTTGCCCGAACTCAGCACTACTGCAGGAGAAATGCTCTATATGGTGGTTCCTGAGTTGATGGGTGTTCAGACTGGCATTACCGCATACTCTGAAAAACTCTTCCTGGGCCGTGTCGTTCCGGAACTCTCTTCTTTTAAACAGAAAGTTGTGGGTGGCACATGGGGTTCCATCATTCGTAGACCCAGCCTCGTTGCAACCATGCTGGGGGTGTAACCTTCATTTAAACCAAACAGGGGGCTTTTCGGTCCCCTTTTTATTCATTCACGGAGATTTAAGAATATGGCAAGACCTGCGAAAAACGAAGATACAACACTCGCTCAGGGCGGCACTGTTGTTGGTTCAACTTTTGAAGATACGAAAAAAACAAAATCAGCGGCAAAAACGGCAGCAACTGTTGTTTTGGCTGTTTCCCTTCCTCACGGCTTGAAATTCGATGATGTTCCATGCAGTGACGGTGGAACAAAAACGATTGTATTCCCCGGGATTAATGACGCTCTTCGATCTAAAAGGGAGGGAATTCTTCTTGGCAGAGGTAACGCAGTAGCTTTCAAGATTGATAAAGCAGACTGGGAAAATATTCTCAAAATGCACGGAAAAGAAGCCGCATTTACAGGCGTAAATGGCGGATTGCCTTGCATTATTCCCATGAAAGACGAAAAAGAATTTAAGTCTCGTACTGATGAGCTAAAAGAGATTGATCATGGTGTGAATCCTGTTGATCCGGCCAAAGTCGGAGTTCAAGAAACTAAAAACGTATAGAGAGAGTTATGGCTGTTGTTATCTTTGATCCAGAGAATTTTCGAACGCTATACCCAGCGTTTTCGGATGAAACTAAATATTCGAACGAACTTCTTACTGAGTATTTTGGTATGGCGGCAGAGTTCGTGGGGAACTCAGATAGCACCAGTTTTGCGCCATACGATCCTGAGAACCACGTCTATTTGCGAAAGCGTCTCTTGGACTTGGTTATGTGCCATCTCTTAACGCTAGACGAAAACATGACGGGGCCGGTAGGCAGAATTTCCAGCGCCTCTCAAGGCTCCGTTTCTACTTCGTTTGATTTGCTTAAAACGAATTCTTATGTGGGGGACTGGTGGGCGCAGACACGATGCGGGGCGCAGTACTGGATCATGACGGCTCGTTATCGCGTCGGAGGCCGGTTTTATGGAGGCTCTAATTACCATCCTTGGGGGTAGCTTATGGGTATCAAAATTACCGATCACGGTATTTTTAACGATCTGAAAAAGAGCGCGGTTCTAAACAAAAATACCCATGCTGAAATTGGAATCATGATCCCCGATATCGCCACCATTGGGATGTATCTTGAGTATGGATGGGATCAGAGGGTAACGGCCAAACAGAATGTTTATCTATCAAGCGTCTTGGGTTTACCGATAAAAGATAAAGAGGGTAATTGGATTCAAAATTTTGCCATTCTTCATTTGCCCCCGCGCCCATTCATGCGCGCTACGTTTGCCGAAAAGAACAAAGAGTGGAAACGGGTTTTTGAATCTCAGTTCAAGAAAACGCATGACGTAAAGTTTGCATTGGAAGCTATGTGTATCAGGGCTTCTTCTGATATCAGCACAACGATTAGAAACAACGGAACGGCGTCTAATCCTTTTCCAAAACGTTCTCCGTTGACGATGGCTATGCTGGACGCCATGGGTGAAGCTGAGAAAGCTAAGCGCCAGCAAAAAGGACAGGCAGCGGTAAGCAACACGACAACTGATAAAGCACTCATGCGTACCGGTGTTTTAGAAAAGAGTATTACTTACAAAATCCATTCTTAACATGCTGAATCTTCATGACATTGTTCGACGTGCGATAAATCAAAACTATGCAGATGCAAAGCTAAAAATTTATCGTTCGATTGGACAGGAAAACGAGAACGGGATCATGTCCGCGTTTTACGCTCCGGCTGAAAACATTCTCGGTAATTTCCAGAGCGAAGGTGACGCTGCGTTGGATCATGCAAATTTGGCGGGTCAGAACACAATTATTCGTAAGCTGTACCTCTATGCCTCAAACGACCGAAAAACACGTCCATGGGCTCAATACAGACCTCTCGCGAGGACCGGCGATTACATCGAAGATTCGAAGGGCGGCTATTGGTTGATCACTGCGGTGATCGAGGATTTTTCGGACGCAGGTTGGGAGGCGGTCCGCTGCACATTCCAAACCACGCCTCAGAAGCTGAACATCGTAGAGGAAGAAGATGAAAGCACAAAACCTGACCCCGAACATCCGGACAGCGATCCAAGAATTTCTTGAGATATTTGCAGTTCCGGAGATGGCGCCGGAAAACATTTTCTACGGCAATCAGAACAATCTGGCATTGCCTCCTGAGGGGAACGATTACGTCATCTATTCCTACATCTCCAGCGTTCGACACGGGACGAGTGCCGAGGACTGGGAGAAGGACCAAACCGATGACAATGTTTACCTCTCGACAACTACGGAAGTCTTGGTTCAGGTCGATTGCTATGCATCGACTTTAAACGGCTCCGACGGCATGAATGCGATGCTGAGAGCTCAGGCCTTGGAGACCGTATGCAGGTCTCAGGTCGGCGTGCAGTTTTTCGTTGATAGGGGAATCAGCCTGCTTCATGCGGACGATCCGAGAGATACCACCATTGTCGGGGACTCTGACAACTATGTCCGGAGATCCACGCTGATGATTCACCTCAGCATGCAGAGCCAGATCAAAGTTTCAATGGGCTTCTTTAGTGCGGTTGATGTGGATCTGAAAAACGTTGATGTGAGCTACCCGCCGAAGGAAAAAGAATGAACGAGCAACTTGCTTTCAAACTTGGGAGAGCATTCAAGCTCGGACTAATGTATGGGCTTGGGAGAACTTACGCAACAAACCCTGGTGATGCTCAGGATGCCGCAAAGTGGATAACGGTGAATGGCACTCATATACCAATCGGTAAGAATGGCAAACTGGAAGGGAAAGTAGGAAAGAAGGTAGAAAGCCAGCAGTCCTATCCGAAATCAGGGAAAAATCTCATTGAGAGTCCGCCCTCAAAGGATATTCATAGTTACTTGCAAAAGGCCGGAGGTAATCCCGCTAAAGCTATCGTCCTCTATTACGACAATGAACTGCGAGGAGGTTCGGTTAGCACTGAGGTGGAGATATCTAGGAAGAAGCAAACAGTTTCTGTTGTTTTCGATGGCAAAGGGAGAAAGGAATTTAAGAAATTTTCTGGGCACCTACGAGAAATACTAGAGGTTCTTCCTTTTGTTCCAGAAGTAATAGAAAAAGGCTCCTACTTTGGGAGGAAAGAGGCTGTCAACCATTCTCCGCAACTGGCCTTTCATACAAAAATGAAAAACGTAAGGGTTAATGGCATTAAAAAAACAGTGGCTGTCGATATAGGAGAAACGTCAAGCACTGACTTCCATGCGTACAACGTCAACACCGAAGGAAATCGATGGTTTGATAAGAAAAAGGCTTCTTTTGAAATTGAAATGAGAAAAAGAAAAGCCAGAGACGCTGTGCTATTACCGCCTTCTAAGGGCTCGGTGAAAGGTTTACACCGGTCAACAGAACAATCTCTAGCTATGGACGGAATTGTAGAACGGCCCAAAGAGCCGGTCAAGATGTCAGTCCTAAGAATAAGAATTTTATGAAAAAAAATAGCCCCGTTCAGTTGGTAGCTGAGCGAGGTTTGAGTTAACTGATTGCAAGGGAATCAGTCAATATGAACATTTTACACGACCTAGCGGAGGCCCTAACCATGGTCACTGCCGTTCATTTGTATGCAGCTCTTCCCGTTTACCTAATCGGTTACGGGCTCGCAGTTTGGGTGATTGCGAAAGCGATTAAGGCTGTAAAGGATATTTTCAAATAAATGAGTTTCTGGTGTGGCTCATAGCCGCTCCATAAAAAATATCGTCGGCGCCATCTGGCGCTTTTTTATTTTGAGGAAAAAATATGTCAATCAATGCTAATCGATTGGTTTCTATCACCCCTCGCATCATTGGAGCTGGGAGCGCCGATCTTGAAACAAATGGTCTGCTGCTGACCCAGAATGCTCTGATTCCTGCAGATTCTCCGGCACTGGAATTTGTGACCGCTGCCGCTGTCGGGAATTATTTTGGTGCTGAATCTCCTGAGGCTGACTTTGCTAATCAGTACTTCTCCGGAGTGAACAATCAGCAGAGAGCGATTCAGCGTCTTTTTGTAGCCCGCAGAATCAATGCAGATGCCGCCGCTTGGATTAAGTCTGCTCCGATCACTGCTCAACTGTCTGAACTGACCGCGATTAAGACCGGATCCCTGACGATTTCGGTCAACGGCACAGAAAAAGAAGTCGTGAACCTCGACTTCTCCACGGCTACGTCTTTCAGTGACGTTGCAACTGAGCTGGCTTCTGCAGTCGGAGCGGTTTCCGGCGCTTTTAACTCTGATCAAAATGCCATCATCCTGACTACAACAGAAACAGGCGATACCGCTTCAATCTCCTTCGCGACAAAGGCGACCACTGGAACGGATGTATCTGCATTGCTCGGATTGACGGAGGATTCCGGCGCCGTTCTCTCTCAAGGCGCTGATGCTCTGACACCGGCTCAGAACATGAACCTTGTCACCTCTGTTTCTCGCAATTGGGTCGGATTCACAACTCTTTATGCAACAGAGGTGGCTGAGGCTTCCGCTTTAGCGGCTTGGGCCGACATTGATGATGACTATGTGTACTTTGATTGGTCCACAGACACAAAGATGCTGGATCAATCTACCCAGTCCACAACGAAAGCCGCCCAATTAGCTGAAAGCAATTACAACTGTTTGGCGATGGTTTACGGTACCGCTCAGGATGCCGCGGCCTTCCTTGCAGTCGGTGCTTCTATTGATTGGTCTGCAATTCAGGGTATCAAGACATGGTTCGCAAAATCTGCTTCCGGAATTAAGGCCTCCGTTCTCAGCGACGAAGTGGCCGAAGCATTGGATGATCTCAGGGTTAATTACGTGGGCGCATTCGCAACACGTAACGCGGAGTTTGATTTCATCAACCGAGGCTGTCTGCTCTCCGGAATTTATCAATGGATTGACGCTCTGTACGGAATGATCTGGTTCAAGGCCCGCATCCAGCGTCAGATCATGGACGGGTTCGCGGCTATCAATCGTGCTCCCTACAACGCCACCGGATTTGCTTATATCGAGGCATGGTTGCTCGATCCCATCAACGATGCCAAGCGTAATGGCGTAATTGATACAGGACTGGCTCTGTCCAACTCGCAGGTTCAGCAGTTGCTGACGGAAACCAACAATCCGACGATTAAGCAAGACCTCTACTCTAAAGGCTATTGGTATTTGATTGAGGCTCCTTCCGCAAATGTGAGAACCCAAAGAGGAAGTCCGAGACTTGGATTATTTTTCACCTACGCCGGCAGTGTCCAACGAATCGAAATGCCACTGACCGCTGTCATGTAATCGAATTTCACAACCGCAAAGACCCGTCGTGAGGCGGGTTTTTCATTTAGGAATGAATAAGAAATGAAACCGAAATTAGATATCACATCCGCCAATGCGTCAGCAGTTATGACGATTGAAGAGCTGTATCCGAACGGTCTGAAGCTGGAAAGATTCTCCACAGATGCGGCTATCGTTGCCGATTCCCAGCAGGTTGCCGAGACCCGTATGGGCGTAGACGGCTTTATGGCGGCGGGCGTTACTCCGAACATCTACCCCGTAACGATCACGCTGGATGCCAACTCTCCGACTGCGACTGCATTCACTACGCTCTACGAAGCAATGAGCGCCAACAAACAGCTCTATGTTTGCAATCTGACAGTAAAGATCCCGTCTATCGGCAAGACCTACCAGTTCTCAAATGGTGTGCTGCAGACAGCAAATCCGATGCCGGCACTGAATAAAGTCCTGGCGCCGACAACCTGGGTATTCCACTTCGAATCCATGGAGCGTATCTAAAAAATGAAGGAACCAAAAGTTATCAAATTGGAAGACGGCGGTAATCAGCTGACCTTCAAGATTTATCCGTTTCCTGCAACTAAAGCTGAAGATCTAATGATTCGAATTGCTTTGATGACGGGCAAGAACCTCGATATTGAGAGCGAAATGGGATACAAAGACGTGATCAAAGCGCTTGTAAGTGTTCCTCATGTAGAAGCCAAGGCCCTTTTAGATGAACTGCTTTCCGAGGTCTACAAGGTGGATGGTAAGAGCGAGATCAAATTCTCCTTCGATGACGCAGACGGTTATATCTCTAGCCCGTTGACAATTCTCAAACTCAGAATTGAAAGCTTCAAGGCGAACTTCGGTTTTTTTCCCGACTTGATACGCCAGTTCTCCCCCGCCGTGCAGAATTCTTAGCCGATTGTGCCAAGGTTAGAGGCGTAGCAGTCACAACTCAGCTATCGCCTCTGATCTCTCGTTTAATCAACGGAGGCATGGCGTCCTTGGTCGAGCTTCAGACACAACTAACGCTGGAAGATGCCTACGCATTAGACGAGGCACTTTTGATTAAGAACTACAACTCATGGGTGGCGCAAAAGAGCGCTTAAGAACATGGCTCAAAAGACCGACTCTTTAGTAATTGATGTATCCGTCAACTCGAATGACGTAGTTAAATTCTTCGAGCTGATGTCTGAGAAGCTGAATCAGTTGCTCGGATTTGCTCAGGAGGCAGGCGCAAAGCTTGACGCTCTGGGAGAAGGCTCTGACGGTATCAAAGAGGTCTCTTCTTCTATAAATGAGGCTGGACAAAACGCCAAGAAAACCTCTAAAGATTTAGAGAACGTTGGAACGAGCGGTAAGAAAGCAGGGAAGGATGTTTCAAAGGCTTCAAAGGATGCATCGAAATCTCTTTCTCAGCTGGATTCGATGGCGAAACAAGTCTTTTCCGCCATTAAGAGTTACGCTGCTCCGCTGGCCGCTATGTTTGGTGCCAAATTCATGTTTGGCAATTACATAGATGAAGGCTCCAAGCTCGACGACATCTCTAAAAAAGTCCGGATGAATGTGTCCGAAATTGATGCGTGGCGAAAAGCGAACGTAGCAGCAGGAGGAAGCGCCGAGGCATTCACTCAGGCTATGCAAGCCTTCACTGAGCGCACCGGAGCAAGCGGTGAAGTTTTCCTTCGTATGGGAAAGCAGCTCAACGGCATGACTGGTGCCCAAGCAAACTACGCTCTGAAATACCTCGGACTGACCCGTGAAAGTGCCGCCGTTTTTCTGCAAAACAACAAGCAGATGGGGGAGCTGGTAGAGACATATCGAAAACTCGCTTTAACGCCTAAGGATGCAGAGAATGCCAGACGCTTCAAAATTTCGTGGCAAGTGACCGGAATGGCGATTCAAAGTATCGGTAATGGAATTGCGAAATTTTTCCTTCCGTACATTGAGAAGGCCGTCAAGGTTTTCGGCGACGCCTCTTTGTTTATTGGAGAGCATAGCCAATTTATCAAAATTGCGTTAACCAGTATTGCTACAGCAGCGGCATTGGCGTTTGGGCCTAAATCTGCCCTTATGATGGCGGGCAAGCTGCTCGGTCTTCTAGCCAGTCCGATTGGTCTTCTTATTGCAGGAGTTCTCCTGCTTGCCGGGGCTATCGATGACTTAATTGTCTTCGCCAAAGGCGGACCGAGCGTATTTGAAGATTTCCTGAAATCTGTAGGCTATACGGACGATCAGATCAAAGGAATCCGCAAGTCGTTTCAGGACGCTTGGAAGTCAATCTCAGACCTTTTAGACAAACTTTCACCGCTCAAAGACATGTTCCTGCAGGCCTTCGGGGACGTGGTTGTGGCAGCCATAACAGCGGTCGTGGGGTTTATCGGGGATTTAGCGAAGAACATTGCGAACCTGATAAATACCGTTCCAAAGATGAAAGAAAATTTCGTAAAGGCAGGAAACGAAATTAAAGCCGTCTGGGACGGGATTTTTAATTGGTTTGAAGAAAAATTCAAAATCTTCACAGATTGGGAAATGCCGGACTGGGTTTCTAAGTCTGCAAACGTTGTGGGCGGATGGTTCGGTTTTGGTGACGATAAGAAGGCACTAGTTACAGCACCTCCGGGAGCTCAGGCCGGCGCCGCCGCTTCGATTGTTCCTAGGGCTTCCTCTTCGGTTATCAACGCGCCGATGAAGACGGATGTCAGCATTACGATTCAAGGTAATGCCGATCCTAAAGCCGTACATGACGCCGCCTACCGTGCGGTCATGGAAGGTCAGGGAGATTATGAGGATATGCTGCAGAATGCGGCCAGCGGATATCGTCAAGGTGGTGGTTAAATGGCTAGTCTAAACTCTGTAATGTCCATGGGATGGGCGGTAGTCGGAAATAACCTTCTGCCGTTCGTTCCGTACACCTCTATTGGAGCAGTTGATGCAGATAAATCTTCAAGGGTTCCTACAGAGCCCATTGAAAACGGCCAGCTGGCAGCATTCAACATTGTGCGGGAACCTGAGCGGGTTAATGTAGAGTTTTTATTTAACGGTAATTACGCCATTCAGGTTTTGGCCCTTGCCATGCTTGATAGGCGATTAAACAGTACCGACACCTGCACGATATTTAGCCCTGCCAAAATTTGGCGAAATATGGCGCTCGATCACTATGATTTTTCCCGAACTCAAACGACGGGCGCCTCAATGCTCAACGTTCACGCTTCGTTTGTTGAAATTGTCTCTGTAAACCTAAGCCGGCAAAAAACCTCGTACTCGCCCAAGCGTGCAACTTCGGCCAATAAGGTGAACACAGGGCAAGCTCAAGTAAAACCAGGGATTGCTAAGGATATTACGGATCGGATTAGAGGATGGAAAAAATGAACCAAATCGTTATAAGTGCTCTTCCGTTCCAAGAGTTCTCATGTGTTCTTGACGGTCAAAACTGCGTTATCCGGTTACGACAAGTTGCCGAATACCTCTTTTGTGACCTGATGGTTGAGGGTGTCCAGATATTCGCTGGGCGCCGATGTTGTGTAGGCACCGACATCAATTGTTATCCGACGCCTCTATTTTCGGGGCGTTTGTTTTTTGTCGATAACTTTGGGAACTCGGACCCTCAATACGAGGGGCTCAATTCGCGATGGATATTGATTTACGAGGAGGCAGGAAATGCCGTCACTACTGCCGGAAATTGATAAAAACACAACGTACACGCAAAAAGAGGTAGCTGTAACTATCACGCTGGACGGTCAAGAGGCGGTCACGTTTCAGGGATTTGCCGTTAAGTGTACGGTCGACAAGTCCGGATGTCCTGCATTTCCTAAGGCTCAGGTAGAACTTAAAGGGCTGTCGTTAACCACGATGGAGCGGCTGACCCATTTAGGTTTTAAGTCATTTTCGTTGAAGCGAAACAAAATCAATGTTTCTGCCGGAGAGAAGGGAAAAACTCTGTCGGTTATCTTCAAGGGCGAAATAATTAACGCCTGGGCGGATTTCAATGCTGCTCCTTCTCCGACTTTTAAGATCGAAGCTAATTGCGGACTATTTCCCGCACTGATTCCTCAGCCGCCAATTTCTGTTAACGGAAATCAAACGGTCGCAGGCTTAATTGACCAGATCTCAAAAGAGATCGGCTACACACTTGAGAATAACGACATCACAGCTTCAATCAAGGACTGCATCATTGAAGGCGATCCGGTTACGAAAATGAGACGAATTGCCGGAGCAGTGGGGGCCAATCTGATTTTTGACGATGACAAGGTGGTGCTCGTTGAAAAACACGGAATCCGGAAGACTCAGGGATCTATTCCCTTGATTAACGCAATGAATGGGATGATCGGGTATCCGACATTTTCCAATAACGGAATCAACGTCACAACGTTCTTTAGGCCGGATCTGCGGATCGGAGCAAATTTCAAATTAGAGACGATAGTCCCAAGAGCATCCGGAACTTGGAAGATCACGGGGCTTCGACATGAGCTCAGTGCAAACCGAGCATTACAGCAATCTATCCGAGGTGGTGAGGTCGATGAGTAATCAAGAATTCAGTGCAAACTATGATGATTTTGCAGGCTCTAATCCCATAAATGCCCTAGAGTTTTTCGTAAAGTCGATCCTTTCTAAGACTGTCTATACTGCGTTTCCGGTCACGGTAACGGCAGTCGAGAGGGCAGGCACAGAGGCCGGCGCCGGGTATGTTACGGCCAAACCGTTGCTAAAGCCTATGAATGTACAGGCTCAAGGGATTGAGGTGACAACGATTCCTAAACTGCCGTACTTTCGTCTGCAGCATGGTACCGCCGCCATCGTTTGTGATCCAAAAGTAGGGGACGTGGGCTTAGCTGTTGTTGCCAAACACGATATTTCAAATGTGAACGGAGACAACACGTCTAAAGTTCCTGCGACCTTTAGAGAGTTCGATCCATCTGATTCTTTCTATATCGGAGGATTCTGGGGAAAAGCTCCGGAAGTCTTTATTCATTTGGAAGATGAAGGGACTATCAAGATTAAAGCTCCGACAAAGATCACGATGGAGGCGCCGGAGTGTGAGGTTAATGCGAGCACCAGTTTCACAGTCAACTCTGCTCAGATCAATTTGAACGGTCCGATTTCCGGCGGTGGTTCTGGCGGCGCTGATGCAACATTCACAGGTGATGTAAATGCGAAGGGCATCAGCCTCACCAGCCACACGCACACAGGTGTTCAAAGCGGAAATTCAAGCACCGGCGCCCCGCAATAAATGAGGAAGTTAGATCATGCCGCATACAGCAAAAACCGCTCTTCTGAATCCTCAGTCGTGGGATCTTCAGCTGACGAAAGAAGGGAACATCCTTTTAACGTCCGGAGCTTTGGCAATAGCCCAGAACTTAGCTAATGAGATTCGGTTGTGGACGAACGATGCTTACTTCCAGCAGGCCAACGGCATTGCATGGAAGGAAGCCCAGCTCGCGAAAAAGCTGGATTCCTCCGTCCTTGCTCAATTGATTCATGAGGCTGGAAATAGGGTTGATGGTGTGAGGTCAGTTGATTCTGTGGACATTACCGAGTTCGATGAGGAAACGAGGACACTCCACGGAGAGATCACGATAACGACAGCGCAGGACGAAACAGTTTCTTTTGTGTTCTAAAAAATTATGGCTCAAATCATTTTTAATCCTTTGGTCGGCATAGAACTGCCGAGTACGCAAGAGATTCGTTCCGATCTCGGAACCAGGATCCAGCAGGCTTTTCAAACATCGCCAACTGATCCGCTCCTGAATATTGAGCCCAGTTCGCCAATGGGACAGGTTCTTGATCTGATCGTGGCCGAAATCGAGGCTAAAAACTCTGAGATTCTTTTCCTGTCGAACATGGTCAACCCGGATCTCGCAACAGGAAAGTTTTTAGATGCTCTGGCGGCTCTTTACGGTTTAGATCGCAAAATCTCCGAACCTACAGTTGTCAATTGCGTGCTGACAGGCTTGAAGGGAACAGTGATCCCCTATGGTGCGATCGCGCAAGATTCCCTTGGCAATCAGTACAGACATTCGGCCGCAGCAGGTGCGCGAATTGGAGACACCGGAAGCGTCACAACAACCTTTACCGCTATTGAACACGGCCCGCTAGAAGTAGCCGCCGGTGCAGTAAACAGAATCGTCACAACGATTGCCGGATGGGACACTATTAACAATCCTGCCGCAGGTGTTGTTGGACGCGATGAGGAAACAGACGCAGAACTTAGAAACCGCATGGTCGAAAGTTATGCTGTCAACGCCACCGGATATGTTGAAGCGATCGAGGCGAATCTGGCCGCGTTAGAAGGTGTTCTCGATGTCAGAGTTTTAGAGAATCCGACGAATGCAGTCATTACGCAGTTCGGTGTGAGCATCAATCCTCATTCCATTCTGGTCGCCATCGTTGGCGGAGAGGATGAGCAGATCGCTCAAACGATCTACCAGCGTAAGGATGCAGGCTGTGGGACTACCGGAAGCTATCAGGTTTCCTACACGGACTCCAGGTTCTACAACGCTACCTACGTGTACAACATTGTCAGACCTCAGAATCAAGCCTTGAAGGTTAAGATCGAATTCTTTGCTACTTCAATGAATCCGACTGAGAAAAACAACGTCATTCAGGCTGTAATCAATGACGTTCTTGGACAAGGTTCAAATGATCGCGTTTCATTGGCGTCGACTGTCTACGCTTCTCGGTTCTATGCCGCAATTCAGTCAGCGACAGCGGTTCCGGTTGCATCCATCCAAGTAGCTTTAGGGACAGGTGCTTTCGGATCCAGTGTCCAAATTCCTGCGAATGTGGAGCCTACGATTCAGGAGTCCGATGTCTCTCTGGTATTCCAGACAGGAGGCTAACGATGGCTGATTCTGCAACTTGGCGGAACATTCTGAGTGTCGAGGATTTCAGAAAACTCTCAAATGTCCGATCGTTGATTTCTATTGCGCTCCAGTCGCAGTATTCGCACTCCGAGCGATACCGACAATTAGGGTTACTTTTCAATGCCGAATTAGACGCGTCCCCTCAACTGGACGCGTTTTTTAATTTCATCTTGAACCCTGGGACAGCTTCTGGGGTTTGGCTGGATTGGTGGGGCAAACGTGTAGGCGTGAATCGAAACCTTGTAATTGATGGGCAGGACACACGACTGGATGATGAGTTTTTCAGATTCTTGATTTTTTATCGGGCTGTTGTGAATGTTTCGAACTCAACGGCTGAAACCATCAATTCTTTGCTGACCCGTCTTATTGGACTTCCAGCATTCGTAAACGATTATCAGGACATGACCATCAACATCCGAATTGTGGGGGAGCCGAATTCAGTTCAAATCGCGATTCTCAAAAACTACGGACTGTTGAATAGGCCTGCGGGCGTTCTGGCAAATGTCGAAGCCGTTGTGCCAAACACATTGGTCTTTGGTTTCTACGGATCAAAACTTCTTCCCTTCAATCAGGGCGTATTCAATCCTTCAAAGGTTATTGATATATGAGCAACTATCCTAAATTTCAAATTCCCGGAGTTGTGGCAGCTAACGGGGAATACACGATTCCTCCCTTAACTCCAACCGAAGCGGGAACCGGGCGATTGTCTGTACAGGAGGGCTGGGGTCAGGTCAATGCTGTTCCGATTGAACAGGGCGGTATTCCGCCGCACAAAGCAGACTTCAACGGTGTCTTGTTCCTTTTATCTCAATTTGCAGTGTGGTTCCAGCAAGGTGGAATCATGAACTACTCTGCCCTACTGGATTACGAGGTTGGCAATGAGGTCATGCAGAACGGAACAAAGTACCGATGTCTGCAGCCAAACGGCCCTCATTCAACGGCAGTAGCTCCCGGAACGAACAGAGCAGTTTGGAAAAATATTGATATCACTGTGCCGGCCGGCGCCGTTGTTCCTTTTTACAACGTAACTCTTGGAGGGTCAGCTAACAGGAATCCTATCTTTTGGGGATCTACACAAGCTGATGTTGGCTGGGTTTTATGTGACGGAGGCTCGGACGGCAGTGGAGGAACGGTACCAAACTTAGTAGGAAAGTTTGTTAAGGGATCCCTTCCTAAGGATGCGGGCGCTACAGGAGGATCTGCAACGATTGAAATTCCGAGTCTGTCTGTAAATGGAACCATTGGCGGAACGGCACTTACTGTCGCACAGTTACCCGCTCATTCTCACGGAGCAAGCACAGGAGGTGCGGGTGATCATACTCACTCTAAAGGAAGTATGAACATAACTGGCACCTTTGGCGGATGGGATTGCCAAGGTGGTCTCGATGGTGGAGGTGCCTTTTACGTGGAAAGTTATGGTAACTGGAAGGATGCTGGAGGTTCATTCAAAGATGATGTTCTTCGCCGAGTTGGTTTTAATGCCGCGAATGCTTGGACGGGAACTACCTCAACGAATGGGAACCATGTCCACACTGTATCGGTGGGAAATACGGGAAGCGGACAAACGCACACTCATCCACTAACTGCAAATGTAAGCATCTCTGGCGTTACCAATGAGCCGCCTTTTTACACACTGGCCTATTTTCTGCGATTGCCGGAGTAATTGAACATGGCAAAAACGAAATTTCAATTTCATTACACGCCTACAGGAACAGGCGTGATCAGCGGTCCAGAGGTTCTGAAGCAGACGGAAGATGCAATTAACGATGTCGGAGCTTATGCTGATCAAGCTTCTGATAATTCTTCGGAGGCCCTATCGATTGCAAAGGAAGCTCGTCAAACGGCTCAAACAGCCAATTCAACCTCTTCTAACGCCTTAGCTCAGGCTAACGCTGCTAACGAAAAAGTTGAGACGCTGAAACAAACGGTCGATGACTGGGATGCTGACATCCAAACATCGATCGCGCAGTCGAAGTCGGCGATTGATGCATCTACGATTGCAGTAAATACCTCGAATTCAGCTCAAGCGTCAGCAGCGGCCGCACAAACGGCGGCTCAAAGTTCTGCCGCCAGCGCTCAAACGGCGGAAAACAACGCGGCTCAAGCAGTCCAAACAGCTCAGACTGCCCAACAAGCCGCAGAGACAGCTCAAGGCAACGCAGAAACGGCACAGACGGCTGCACAAACAGCTCAAACAGCAGCACAAACGGCAGAGTCCAAGGCTGTGGAGGCGGCTTCCAATGCCTATGCAGTTCGAGTAATTGATCAGGTTTTAACGGCTTCCGGAACTATCCAGATTGCTGATTTAAAACCTCAAGGAAATATAAAAGCTGGAGACACGGTAGTTGGCACAGATGGCCGAATGTTTCGGATAACTTCCGTAAACGCCACAGCAGGTACCGCGCTTTTATCGGCAGACTACACAGACTTAACGCCTTCTGTTTCTTACGAAGCTCCTCAAACCTTGTCAGCTACTCAACAAAATACGGCGAGAAGCAATATCGGTTTCAGTGCAGGAGTCGACAGTTGGGCTGACGATAGTTTTAACGATAGGACTGATGATTACTTATGCCCGATTCTTGAAGAATTGATCCTCGAGAACGGTGGCACTCAGCAAGAAATCGATGACATAAAGAATGCCCAGACAGGACAAGACACTGGAACAGAGAATCCTTAATTAAAGAAAAAGTATGAAGACACTTGAAGAAGTCAAGCAAGAGATGCTTTCAAGGGCAATGAATCGACCTTTGTCTAAATATTCACTAAAAGACTCTGATGGGAGGATTGCAGTTTCGTCCAATTCTCCCGGACAACATGCATTCATCGATGCTAAGGATGAAGCTTTTGCTCAAAGCCATTACACCTTGTCAGAAAAATTTAAACGAGAAGACGGGACCATTATCAAATATTGGAAATTAGAACCCAGTCCTAAGGGATATTTCCAGAGTGCCGATGGGGACTATTATCTTTCAACTGAGCTTCCGGAACTGGATGATGACTTCGTGAAACAGCAGTATGAGCAGGAGGTCAGAGGGGAGCGCAATGCTCGAATCTCAGACACTGATCGATACGTTCAGCTCCCGGATATAACAGTTCAATCTGCCGCAAGAACTAAGCGATCTCAATTGACAGAAGAGGACAGAAAAGCATTGTTAGATTACCGGCAAGAACTCAAGGATCTTCCAGAGAAACAAGGATTCCCATTTGTCGATTACCCGGAATTTCCCACAGCTTTGGCTTATGAATTAGAGCAGGCAGTCAGCGATCGTAGTTCCATCAAACAGAGAGGTTTCTTTCATGCTTAAAGAATTGGCAAGTTTGTTGTGTAGTTTGTTTGTGCCCCGCAGAGCTGTAAGTCTTAGCGGCGGGGGGTAAAATAATCTATGGAGAAAATCTTTCCACTGTTGGTCTAACTGATTTTTCTGAATCTGTAACAGCAACCTCTCTACCTTACGTTGTTCCATTTGATGGGTATGCAGTAATTTCGTGGCAGGCAGTTTGGTCAGGTTCTCCCACCTTTGCTTGGTTCCCAATCCTATTTAATAGCCACAACGTACATACGACAGTCGAAACAGAAGGGCTGTCTTATGTGTTTTCTTTTCCGGTAAAGAAGGGAGTAACGATATCTGCAGGCGATATTAAAAACGCAAAGATAATCCAGGTAACGGTTTACAAAATTAAGTAATAGCTCGGGCTCCTTGTCCGGGCGAGGAGTCAAAATGCTAAAACAACTTATTCAAAAGCTACTCGATAGCCGAACGACCCCAGAGGAGGCGGGGCATTCTGCTATGCCTAGCACAACAAAAACGATATTTCTCAGCAAAGACGAAACTGTCGGTTCTTGGGGAATACTCAATGCGGGGATAGCTCCTGACGATGGATATTTATTCGTCAATGCTAGTGCTGAGGACAATACGAATAGCGAAGTCAGAGCGCAACTTGGCAATATTTTTCATGTGTCTGCACAAGCACCTGCACCCAAAGGTTTAGGGGTCGCAATCCCCGTGAGCAAAGGAGCCACATATTCGGTAGAAGGAGCCTTCGTTTCACACATCACAGTAGGATTTGTCAAGGTAATCGGGGGGGGGTATAAACGCCTTGTTCGGAGGTCTCTATTATGCTTAAGGACCTCATGCAACTATTTGCAGAAACTTTTCTCAAGAGCAAAAGATCTTGGGTTGCAGAACAGTGTGCTCCGATTGTCCGCAATGGCACTAACATTCCTTGCACGAGTACCACCGACTTCTTTAGCTATGTTGCGCCATGCAACGGCTGGGCAACCTCTCGAAGCAATTCAAGCACAGTCTCAGCTCTTGAAATTCAAGTCGAGAATGGACAGATGGCGCTTGCCTCCGTCCTCAACGGAAACACCGCAGGGAGTGGTCTTTGCTGTTACGTCAAAAAAGGAACCACTGTTAAATTCTTATGCCGAGGTGGAAAGACTTCGGATTATTCTATTTGGTTCTACAAAGCAAGTTCAGACGCTTAATTCTTTGGCAGGAGGCGCGTTATGCTAAAAAATCTAATGCGGCTCCTTTTGTCCAAGTTTTACAGCAAAAAAGAATCTGAGGCGGTGGGACATCAGGCTATGCCGTCCGTATCCGTTATAACTCTATCTCCAACAACGAGTAGTGTTACTGGGTGGGCTCCTGTTTACGAAGGGATTGCGCCTACAGATGGTTATGCTGCTATAAGATTCACAGCAGATTCCGATAATTGCATCGCCGCAGCACAGACGACCAACGTAAACACATTCTCAACTCCACAAGTTAAAGGAGATGTCTTAATGGCTGCCTGCCCAGTGGCTAAAGGACAACCCTTTGGACTGTACGCTCGGGAAGCACATAATATCGCGTGTTGGTTTACTAAAACCATCGGGGGGGGGTATCTTAGTAAAACTTTCTCAGTGTTTAGCACCGGAGGTAAGTTATGCTTAAACAGCTTATCTCATTGTTTGCTGAGAAATTTATTACGTCTCGCTCTGAATGGGTCGGCGGTCAAGGGTATCCGTCAAGTAATCAGACGACCTTCTCTTTGCAAAAAGACACTTGGGGTAAATACGTGGCACCAACAGATGGATATTTCTTCGTTAAAGAAAATAACGCTGAAGACATTGCAAACGTGTCTATCTACACGCCGGATATGTACGTTTCTTGCGTTGGAAAAGACTGGATACGCTTGTTTATTCCCGTTCGCAAAGGCCAAGAAGTTTCTTACTACTTTAATGTTAGAGACGGAGCCTCAAGCAGTTCAACAACATTTGCTTTTGCAAAGTCTGTCGGAGCGTCATAACCATCTTGTAACAGGAGGATCATTATGCTGAAAAGTTTATTGAGCCTCCTATTGTCATTGTTTTATTCAAAGTCTGAGTCGGCGAAGGTGGCCAGCCAATCACTTCCTAACGAGCTAGATTTCACATCCGTTACGCTTAACACAAGTCAACCTGATACTTTTGCAGCACCTTATGATGGGTATTTGTGTATCGTCGTAGACACTGGAGGCAGTATCAATGTTTGGGGAGATGGCCTACAAAGTTCTAATTATTCTCTGAACAACGGCCAGAGCAAACTATTTGTTCCAATGCGAAAAGGGAACATTATCGGTTACAGCATTTCCGGAAGGCTTCTCTTCGGAAAATTTTATAGGCTAGTCGGGGGGTATAGTGCTATTGAGAAACTTATCCGTAGCGGAGGTGCATTATGCTTAAGCAACTTGTACAACTCTTTGCGGAGAAGTTCCTTACTAACAAAAAGGAATGGGTCGGTAGTAATGCCTTTCCTGCTCTCTTGCCTACAATTCTTGCACGAGGTCCAACTGCATTACCAAGCAACACAGCAGTATCATCTTTTGTCGCGCCTTACGACGGCTATATATCTGCACAAGTTTCTGCCAAAAGCCCAAACGTTAAAGGCGTATGGATTGAATACGCGGGTATGCGATTGTGGCAAGGTGCGATTGAAGGAACATGGGCTGGAGGAATTGTTCCTGTCAAGAAAGGGACTTCATTCTCGGTCACATTCAGGTACGAGAGCGTACAAAATACCGACTTCCCAGTTGTTAAGTTTTACCCGAGCGTCGGTAGTCAAAACTAACTTCAGCGTTGGAGGTGCGTTATGTTAAAAGCGCTTCTCCAACAACTTCTAATCGCTTTCCGTGGTAGCCATAAATCGGTACCGTTCTATAGAAGCACGATTTATCAAACTGGACAATTCACGTCCTCGGTTTCTAACCAGACGTTTCTAACCTACACAGCGCCCAGTGATGGTTATCTTGTTCTCCAGATTGCTCAGGACACTTCGGTAGAGTACGTAATGCTAACCATGAGACGAGAGACGCTGGATATTGCACAGGCTTACAACGGGGGATGGGGTTGGCCAGTTGTTACTTCTCCAGTTAAGAAGGGAGAGGAATACACGTTCCTCTACAAAATAACAGGTGGAAATCCGGCCAAGCTTAGCTATCACTTAAATTTCTTTTCTTACTTGAATTAATCGTTCCGCCCCTCCTCGCGAGGGGCTTTCTTTTTTTATCTACATATCGGAGGAAACATGCATCTACAAAATCGACGACATAGGGAGATTGAGGGATGTGGGATCAATTTTTAAGCCGTTTGAATAGTTTTGATCCCGGAGTTCTCAAGAGTTTCTTTTTAACTATCGCCGGCTGTTTCACATCTCTGATCAGCAGTCTCATGGGAGAACATCAAAACCTCTTCTATTGGCTGTTTGGGTTTGTTGTCTTTGACTACCTTAGTGGGATCGTGGCCGCGGCTAGGACCGGAACTTGGTCGAGCCGGGTAGGTCTAAAAGGATTGATCCGGAAATTCATCATCCTCATGGTTGCTATCGGATTCCACGGGGTGGATCAGATATTCAATGAACCATGGATTGGGGCCTGGGCAATTGGTGCTCTTTCTCTGAATGAATTGATCTCAATTCTCGAAAACGTTGAGAAGGCTGGATTCGGTCAAATCATCCCACAACGGATCAGAGAAATGCTGGAAACGGTCCAGACGGAGCATGAGAAACGCATTAAAGAGAAGGTTCATTTAGGAGGAAGTCAAAATGAATGAGGAAAAATTACCGTTTTCGCAATGGAATCCGCTTATTGCAGAAGATTTTGTTAAGAAGTGGGAGGGCCTCCGATTGAAAGCCTACCGTTGTCCGGGAGGAGTTCTCACTGTCGGATATGGTCACACAAAAGGAGTTAAACCAGGCCAAACTATCACCAGACAAGAAGCCGAAAAGCTGATTCGCGATGATTTGATCGAGCACGCCGAGGGCTTGGCGCCTTACGTCACTTGCAAACTGACCGAAGGACAGTACATCGCATTATTAGATTTGGCATTTAACCTGGGAGTGAGCGCAGTTGCCAAATCTAAGACGCTAGGATATTTGAATTCCGGGAAACTCGAGTTAGCAAAGGAGGGATTCCGATCGTTTGCGAAAAAGAAAATCAGAGACAGGAACGGAAATCTGGTTAAGGATGAACACGGAAAACAGATGTACGAAATCCTCCCGGGGCTGATGAATCGCCGAGACGATGAGGTGAAATTGATGTGATGAATTCTTTTGATTTAGTGAAAATTGGCGCCGGTGCTGTAATAGTTGCCGGTGCTTATTTTTTTGGCTTGCACAATGGCCAAAATTCTGAGCAGTTGAAAATGGCTCGAACTCAAATCTCAGAACTTACAGCTACAGTCAAGGACTATGAGACACAATACAAAAATCAGGCAATCGCTCTCGCCGAGATGCGTGCTGCTGAATCTAACTCTCGCGCTGACTCTGAGCGCCTGCGCACCCGCATCGCCAGTCTTGAAAAAAGAGCCAAGAGCGCTGCCGATCGAGACACAGTTCGATGTCTTGAGTTGGGAGCAGAATGTCGACGATTACTGCAAGAGGTTCGAGGACCTATTGAATACTGTCGAAAAGCGCTACAGTGATAAATGACGCTTATTTAACATGTCAGCCGTAAGGCGTAAAAAGTTTAACGTAATCAATAAGTTGTTATTTAACGGAGAACGT